TATCTTTCAATGTTGTAATACCATTATCGACCAACAAAAACAAGGACTATACGAGTATGAAGTAGATGGATTGATATTTACACCTGCGTATTTAGGTGTTGCTTGTGATAAACCTGGACAGGCCGGTCCTCGTAATAAACCTAGTTGGAAGTATTCTTTTAAATGGAAGCCACCGGAATTCAATACAATTGATTTCTTGATTACTACAAAGAAAGATGTGAATGGTAGTGAAGATTTTATTGGTAATATTTTCCAAGAAGGTACCAATACCTCTGCCTATGAACAATTATCACAATATAAAACATTGATATTACGCGTTGGATTTGACGAAAAAATCCACGGATATATTAATCCTTGTGCGGATGTCATTGATGACAATTTGCCCGAGTTCAGTGACAAAAAGATTGACAATAATAAAAGCTTATGTGGTGATATTACTAATAAGGATAAAGGTATATATAAACCCATGCCATTTTATCCTACAAACCCATATGATGCAGAAGCTAATATTTGTAATATAATGTTACAAAGCGATCAAAGTGGCAATAAACGGCTCATAACCGAAGAAGGTGAGGTATTTGAGGATGAAATGATCGTTGAATTTCGTTATGATTTGACCCTTGAAAAGAAATGGAGATGGGTTCCTCTGCGTGTTAGATATGATAAAACAGCGGAATACAGAAAAGGATTTCCGCAATATGGTAATGCGTATCATGTCGCCAACACTAACTGGCATTCTATTCATAATCCAATTACCGAGCGAATGATACGATCTGGATTAGACATACCAAATGAATTAGGTGATGACGATGTATATTATAATCGTGTTTCAGGTACTTCCAAAACAGAAGGATTACGAGATTTTCATAATTTATTCGTAAAAAAAATGTTGATAACGAGTGTTGCTAATAAAGGAAACACGCTAATTGATTACGCGGTTGGTAAAGGGGGTGACCTACCCAAGTGGATATTAGCAAAACTATCGTTTGTATTTGGTATAGATATTTCAAAAGATAATATTGAAAATCGTATAGATGGTGCGTGTGCTAGATATCTAAATTATCGTAAAGATTATAAAGTTATGCCCCATGCCTTATTCGTACATGGAAACTCATCATTTAATATTAAAGACGGTGAGGCCCTTTATAGTGAAAAGGCCAAGACCATTACAAAGGCTATATTTGGTGAAGGTACCAAGGAAAAAGATCGGTTAGGCGCCGGAGTTTATAGACAATATGGCAAGGCGAATGAAGGATTTAATATTAGTTCGTGTCAATTTGCACTTCACTATTTCTTTGAAAATAAAAAAACAGTCAATCAGTTTTTACGAAATGTAAGCGAATGTACCAAGGTAAAAGGATACTTTGTTGGCGGATGTTATAATGGAAACGCCATATTTGATGCGTTACGCGGATTGTCCCAAGGAGAAAGTATGTCTATAATGCAAGATAATAATAAATTATGGCAAATGACAAAACAATATGATGATGATAGTTTTGAAAACGACGAAACCTCGCTAGGTTATGCGATTGATGTATATCAAGAATCAATAAATAAAACTTTTCGCGAGTATCTAGTCAACTTTGACTATTTACATAGACTTATGGAGAACTATGGTTTTGTATTATTATCTCGCGATGAATCTGCCGAAATAGGCATACCTGATAGTGTTGGCTCTTTTCAACAATTGTACGGACTTATGGAAAACGAAATCAATAAAAACCCTAAAAAGAAATTTCAATACGGACAAGCTACCCGAATGAGTTCTAGCGAAAAACAAATATCATTCTATAATAATTACTTTATTTATAAGAAAATCAGAAATGTAGATACCAGAGCGGTGTATAACACATTAATTGGTAGTTCCAAATTACAAGAACAATTGGAAAAAATACAGGAAAGAGAGGCAATTGTATCGGCTACTGAACAAGAAATTATAGATCAACCAAAACAACAACCTAAAAAGTTGAAGCGTAAACTAAAGTTACAGGCAAATAGTAAAGAAACACCTGAATAAAATACTATACATTATTCATGTAACAAACAGGTATATTGTCTTTAACAAAAACAATCTAAATATATTTTTAATATATAAATATCGTTCTCTCATATGAGTTTTTTTATATTACCTGAAATTCACATAAGACCTCCTAAAATATCATTGAATGTCAATAGCAATACTAATGACATGTATATTTGTCAAACCTTGAATAATTATATAAATACAATAAAAAAACAGATTGATATTAACTCTGAAAATTGGGATTATTTTAAAAAATATACAAACCCATACGAATTTATCCATACTATTATTCCGACTACAAAACAATCGGTTAGTAAATTAAAGCCCCTGTCTAGATCTTTTTATAAGATGATTGAAATCACTACTCAGCTTAATTTATTAGACAATTATGCTTCTTCTACCAGTATGAATACATTTCATTTAGCGGAAGGACCCGGCGGTTTTATTGAAGCCATATCTCATATAAGAAACAATCCAAATGACCAGTATTATGGAATGACACTAGTCAGCGAAGATAATAATGTACCTGGATGGAGAAAAACATCCAATTTTTTGGAAAAACACAGTAATGTTATTATAGAGTATGGGGCTACAGGTACTGGTGATTTGTTAGATTTGAATAATTTAAAATACTGTCATGATAAATATCACAATTCTATGGATATTATTACAGCTGATGGTGGTTTTGATTTTTCTACTGATTTCAATCAGCAAGAAACTCTAGCAACTAATTTGTTATTTGCTCAAGTAAGTTTTGCTATTTCTATGCAAAAACTAAACGGTCATTTTATACTCAAAATTTTTGATATTTTCACAAAAACAACCTGTGACATATTATTCTTGTTATCTACTTTGTATAAGCAAGTGTTTATAATCAAACCCAATACTAGTAGACTAGCTAACTCTGAAAAATACATTGTGTGTAAGTTCTTTAAAGGTAACTGTTCTGCTGTTATCCAGAACATTATGTGCGAATATCCCAAGTTGAAAGAATATACACACCTATCCTCGATTTTAAATAAAGAACATGATTATTATTACATTAACAAAATAGAAGAATACAATGCTATATTTGGCCAACAACAAATAGAAAATATTAACTCTACCATTTCATTATTCACTTGTAAAAATAAAAGTGAAAAGATTGAAGCCCTGAAAAAAAATTTTATTCATAAATGCGTTCAATGGTGTGAAAAACATAATATACCATACAATAAAACTGCCACGTGTAATAATATTTTTCTGAATACACCTTGATGTCGCATATTTTTATGTTGTAGTAATATATAAATGTTGATGAAAATGAATTCAGTTACGAGCTTGTGGAAAAAGTCTCATATGGTTGTTAAATTATTATTCGTTTACCTAGTTCTATTAATTGTCTATCGTGTCTATTTTAGAAAAGTGTCAATGTTTGAAACATTTGGAAATCCAGCGTCATGTACCTATTATTATATGACAAACTGTGGACATTGTAAACGATTTACTCCTGAATGGGATCAGTTCGTTCAAAATTACACAGGCAATATTAAGATGAAAAAGGTTGAAATGAGCGAGGCAGGCGACGATTTGGAAAAATATAACATAAAAGGTTTCCCTACTGTATTGGTGATGGACAAATCTGGAGAAACAAAGGAATATGATGGCCCGCGAACTAGTGATGGATTAAATAAATATTTTATGAATATGTAATTTATAACTTGTATATTTTTTATAAATAAATTTGGTGTATTTATAAAAAAATTGATAATGTAAACCGAATAATTATTACAGTATATAATTATCCGAGAATGGAATATAGATTGAGTAACATGAATACTAATACAGGTAACCATAACGATGATAACAATTTGGATTGTAAAGACAAAAATAATCGTGATTATGAGGATAGTAAAGTCATTGTCCGTATGATATGTAATACAATTCTAGAAATAATTAGTATAGCTTGTATTGTGTTGTGTAGTATTATATTGATAGTTTCAACCAGTATATTAACCGTTTCTATTCAAATCAATGTATTTGTTACTAGTAGTAAATATAATTATCGTATACCACGCGTACATAATATTATTCTCATGTATATCAATAGTATATCTAATAGTATTTATCATTGTTTTGATCTTTACAAGGTTACTCAAACTGGTGGTACAATTATTGTAAAATTGGAGCCAGATAATACGCATATCCATATTAGTAATCATTATAATGATAACACAAATAATGACAAGAGTAATATTATTGTAAAGGATAGTGTCACTGATATAGTGAATGATATAGTGAATGATATAGTGAATGATATTGTTACAGATAATATTACTGATAGCGAAACAAATAATGGTAGTATTGTAAATAAAAACATGAAAAATGAAGACCGTGATAGTGATATTGAAGATATTACTGAACTAATGATTAAAAACAAAATAGATACTACTGAAATAATTGACTTGTGTAACAGTAATATAGATAGTGAGTCAGAACTAAATGATAGTGAGTCAGAACTAAATGATATCGATAAACTATTATATTATGATTTTACTGAACCTGACCAAATTTCTAGAAATAGTGAATAACCATCATATATGTAATTAGTTGATAGATCCCCAAAAAGAAGACAATGTTTGACCAGGCCCACAGTTGTTTCCGTTTTGAGAACAAACTGTTTTTTTTCCGTTTCTTCTATATGTCACCGGTTTTTGTAATTTATTTTTCAAAAAATAAGGCGCGACGCCATTATACCCACCTTGATACCTACCAGCATTTGCGCTTTGTTGACCAAATGCGGATGTAAATGATGCTCCATTCTTAGTAATAGTATCATATTTTAGTTTTGCTAATCGGGTACCATTATCAACTGCTCCTTGTGTAGCAAACTGACTGTTATTCGGTTTATAATATGTTATATTACATGTATTAGACTTTCCTGTTTGTTGCGGATAAGCACAATTATTAGTATTAAATTGGGTAGAATTTTCACTTAGGACATTTGATGTATATATGTTACCGGAAATTTCCTGAATAGACTGCTTCTGGCTATATAATTTACATCTTGCTTTTAAGTATGCCTTAGAGTCACTATAATATGATTTACTTAGTAGAGTAACAGCTGACTTGATAATATTGTTTTGGGGTGTACAACATATATTCTTTGTATTGTATATTCCGGTTTGGATTTCATATCCACCGTTGTTCGGATCACCTACTTGAATATAACCATTATTTTGTAGCTTGTTTGTATTGTTTGTCCCAGATGCTATAGGAATTTGTGCGGGTGGTTTAATGCTTTTATATGGGGATTGTAAAAATTTGTCATTGAAAGTAATATACATGTTATTTGAAACATCGCAACTACAATCATTCGTGGCATTATAGCCCCTAAATACAGTGCCGCCAGGTCTATTCACAATACTAATAGATGCTGCACTTCTACCGCTGTTTCCATTTACATTTAATTGCCTTCTCCAATGTTTCATTGGATAAGCTCTTCCGAAGGGTCCGGCGAATTCTTGGGCACTATTGATTATTTCTATAGTGACATCCGGATTATGACCTAAATTAGTATTTGGTCTACTCATACCGCCAATAATTCCAGCTGAGCTAGACGATTTTATCTTAATTAGAGGCTGTCGACTAGATGACAAATTATTGGAATAACTAAAATTAATTGGTTTAGACATATCAGTATATAGTAATAGAAGAAAGAAAATCATAGTAAATCTTAAATTTTGTAAAAAGAAAATACTAATAATATATAAATGATTACTAACATACTGATCGTGTTTTTTTTTATACTAATTATTAATTCTATCCTCAATTATTTTACTAAACCGACTATTATTGAAGGAGCAACTGGAGCAACTGGTGATAAATCCCCATCGAATTCAGAAGATCCTTTAATTTTAGCAAACAAAAATGCAGAAGATATCAGTATTTTAAAACAAAAGATTGACGATATATCAAAATTAATTGATCCAGAAACCACCAAGGCAAGCAAATTAACCGAAAACTTGGCCAAGGATGTTTCTAAGAATACTGATGATATAAAAAAAAATAGTCAGACTATCAATAGTTTGATGCAGTCAATGTCTCCAACGAATAATAAGGCAAGTCAACAAAATCAAAAAATAGCAGATGAAGACCCAAGCACATTTAATATGCCTGCCAATCCTTCTTCTGAATAAGGCACCATAAACGAAACAATGTAGTACAACCATCCATCCCATTTTGTGAATGAATGAATCGATTCGATTCGAATGTTTCACTGTCTATCGTAAATCAATAATTTTTATGTTGATTATATATATCAATGTCTAATTTTTTCAAGGAAGTATTGGAAGATGCAAAAGGTCTAGAAGAACAGATATTAGGACCAGATTATCAATATTGGAAACAAATCAAATCGCCTGATGAAATGGGGATGAGTTCCAATGGTAGTATATCGACAATCGCTGCGGATGTTGCTGGTCTAATTAATTATGTTGAATTATTAGTCACTGGTGGAGGAGGTGCTTCTAGGACAGGTGGTCCACTAGGTGATAAATTTTTTTTGAAAACAGCAGCTACATGTAAGGATAAAGCCTCGGGTAAAATAGTCGATAGATATATGTACATAAATAATGTACCGAATGGTTCAATACCCTTTATTAGTTCAGCTTCTGGAATGAATTTTTCACAGTTTGAAGGATTGGTACCAGGCACTATGAGCAATCTTTCCGCATTAAACCCAATGCTTATATTTCAATCATTTGTTTCTGGTAGTCAGCCAGATTGTCAGGAAATAACCTTAGAAACGATTGATGTTAATAATAACCGCGGAACTGAAACAAGACATGTTACCACTACCGATTTACAAAATATGAACGCCTGTGATTTTGGATCTAATAATGGAAATAAGAACCCAATCACTGGACAAGTATGTCGTGAATCATTTACAAACCGAACTAGAGGAAAAATACCGAATGACACTTTGGTACAATTGTTCTATGCTTCGTTGGGTGTGATGGGCGTGTATTTACTATTAAACATTATGAAACGAATCAAGGAGAGAAAATAGAATATAAATATCATGTATTATCTTAATATATTTACACCATTATATCATACTATTTTAACGATATAATATGATATAATGGCAGGTGTAATGATGTATATTGTAAAACAGTTGACAAACATAATAATTCCTGTTGAATAAATTTTATTATGTTTTAGCGTATGTATGTTCCATTCAAAATGAACTCTATGTTTATCGTTTGTAAGTAGAATGCTTTCCTTTACGACCCTTTTTACCCTTTCTAGTTTTTGACATCATGCCCTTCTTCTTATAACTACCACCAGTTTTGCTTTTGCCCTTGCCTTTGCCTTTCATGCTGTGTCTAGTCCTTCTCTTCTTTTTACCGCCATCGAATATGGAGGTTTGACTATTTGCCGGTGTAGAAACAGCACCACTATCCATACCTTGATTTGCTGCTTTGGGTGGTGTTTTTAAGTTCGCATATAAACTCTTCATTGAATTAGTAAACCCATCTAAAAATGATTTTTTAGGAGCAGGAGGAGTTGGAGGCATATTAGGTGGGGGTGTAGAAGGTGACAAGTATTTTTGTGGAGCATATGGAACCGATTGGTTGCCAGGACTAGATGGCGGTGTTCTATAGAGATCTGACATTATTATATAATAATTATAGAAAATATTATTATTATACAGTTGAATAGAGTGTAAATCATTACAGATGTAAAAAGTAACATTCTTTTGTATTATAGTTTAACGCGTTTATATAGTTCTAATGCAGCTAAACCTCCGGCTATTTGAGCCAATATGTATGGCATTAGTTCATTCTTCGGTAATTTACCAGCAGATACCATCATTACAGATACTGCCGGGTTAAACATACCCCCTGAAATGGGTCCACCTACTAATATAGCTAGTGCTAACGCAGCACCAATTGCTAACGCATTACCTGTAGCAAGGATAACATAGAGGAAAAAAAGTGTTCCTAAAAATTCAACAAGATAGTTGTTCATCTATATATATATTTAAATATACAAAAATTAAATTTGTAATTTGCCGATATAATATGGCTCTAGCATGTCTAATACAGTTTGTGATTGTGTATTCGTATGTTGAATGTTTATAATAGTTGTTATATCTCTCCCCCAATATATGCTTGCAAAAAATTGCGTATTGGCGGTTGACACCGTATGAAGACTATTCAATTCGGATACATAACTCGATATATTATAAACATTACCACTGTATGCTATCCAAATATCCCCTATCGTTTTATGCGAGGATAATTCGGCTGGTGTATATAATATTGTTGTATCTTGAACAGGTAACAATATTGGTATATCTTGAACCGGCAATATTGTCATATCTCGAACCGGTACTATATATTGACGATTACCTCTACCTGATAAAGAAGAACTACCTCCAGATTTGTATGTATTTTCTAGGGCTCCCTTTTTCTTTGGAGCAACACATCCACCAGATCTACATCTTCTGATTGCACTATTTCTACTAGTGGTGTCTTGTGCTCTAAATGACAATGGGTTTTCTCTAGATATGTTCAACTGAGAAGATTTACCAATGGCATTAAATTTTTTTACATGAATGTATTGAGAAGAATCGCTATGTTTGTTTAATATATTCTCACCGTTACCGTATTCAGTAATAAATGTTTTACGAGCAGTCGAAAACATTGAATCGCCCGCACTAGGATAAAACTTTTGCGGCATAGCCATTTTGCTATCTAACTGAGCATTATTTCCACGATTTTTTAATAATATACCTTGATCGCTAGGACCATTAAATCTATAAGTATACATCATTTTTATATATAATAAAGATGATATATAAAAATTTTATTTATTTATTTTAGATTATAAGACACTAATATTACAACAAAATGGGTTTAATGACGGACCCGTGCTAATGCCCCTTGAGAACTGTTATTCGATCCACCATAACTCCAATCATTGTAATTTCGATTAACAGCTTGTTGTTTCTTAAATTTAGTATAATCAGATCCATCATATACATACTTCACATTGGTATTTGCGCTGGGAACATTAGTACCGTCACTTTTGGCAAAAATACTTCCCGCTAAAATATTAGCAGATTGATTTGCCGCGAGTCTGATTCTACCGGTCTTAACCTGGTTAGAACCACCAGATGTATAATATTGTCTGTTTAATAAATCTCCGGCATTATTAACTGCTCTAAAAGGGGTAGCCGATATTTTAGTCCCGTTAACTGTTTTAGTTGCTGCTTTTCCATTCCATGCTTCGCGTAAAGTAAAACGCATCTGTTCACGATTAGATCCACCGTCCATACCTGATCCTGAACTTCCATTTCCACCACCACCTATTAATCTTAGTGCTATACCGGGTCTTCCGGCATTTACATATGCTTCATTACTATTTTGATTTCCACAGCCAGGCATGTTATATATATATCTCTCATATAAAAAATTTATGAAATAACAGAATCGCTAAACCATGTAGTATTATCGACTATTGTCTTGCCTGTTACTTGTATTTGTGTATTATTTTTATGTCATGATTCTTGGAGCAATATTCATTGTTTGTAATTCTTGGAATAATAACTTACATGCATATGGAATTTCAACATAACTGAAATCTACACGATTGTCGCATGTTTTACATACATGGATCTTCATTGTATTGTTATATGCGGCTATTAAACCACACTTATTACACACATGTACTTGATATTTATCAGAAGCATCGTATAATCGACCTCTTGTAAATCTAGAAGCACCGTGACTACACATACAATCTCGTTCCATCTCTCCGAAACGTAGACCCCCGTCACGACTTCTTCCTTCTGCCGGCTGCCTAGTTAGATTAACCATCGGACCAATAGAACGACTATGTTGTTTGTCGTTTACCATGTGTTTTAGACGCTGGTAAAATACAGGACCAATGAATATACTTGTTTCGATCTGTTCTCCAGTTAGTCCATTATACATGAGTTCGTTGCCATTACTTTCGTAACCTAATTTCACTAGTTCTTTACGAATAAAGTCAATGGATAGGTCACCAAACGATGTTCCGTCGCCAAATAACCCTAATTCTACCAATACTTTTCCTAAAAGTGTTTCTTTTAATTGACCAATTGTCATTCTAGAGGGGATAGCATGGGGATTAATAATAATATCCGGTTTTAATCCCGAAGCGGTAAATGGCATATCACATTCCGGTATAATATTACCAATCGTACCCTTTTGACCATGACGACTACTAAATTTGTCTCCAATCACCGGTCTTCTTACTGTTCGTACACGAACCTTACAAAAGCTATAACCATCTCCGTTTCTATCAACATAATTTTTATCAATATACGATTCCTCATGTGTTCTATATGTACGACTTAAATCTTCGTATTTAATAACCTTGGTATGATCATTCCTGTTTTCCTTAATAGGAACAACTTTGGCAATAATAACATCATTATTTTCTAACAATGTGTTTTCTGGAATGATTCCAGCATTTGTAATTTTATCGTAATTACCATACTTCATACCTTTGGTTTTGGTTGGATCTGGCTTACATCTTATTTCTTCGTCTCCATTAATCTTCTTGTCCTCGTCTTTTTCAGTATGATAGATAGTGGCTTGAAATAAACCTCTATCAATAGAACCTTGATTAAACAATAAACTATCCTCCTGGTTATAACCACTATGGGTCATAATTGCCACTATGACGGGCGACCCAGCTGGAATCTTGTCCAAATGAACCATACCCATTAACCTTGTATCTACAAGAGGACGGGCTGGATAACTTAATACATATGCGGTTTTGTCCATACGAGTATCGTAATTTGTTACATACATACCCATCGCTTGTTTACCCATGGCCGATTGATATGTATTTCTAGGACTTTG